GCATTTTCACATACGTCTTTCACTTCTGTTCCGTCAAACACAAGATATTCTCCGCCTGTAAGTATGTAAAGCCTGCTTCCATCTTCCTTCTGTGCATAAAAAGAAGTGCTCCTGTGATTTAATACACCTTCATAAAGCACTTCAAATTCTTCATCATTCCACTTGTAAAGCTTTGTTCCGCCGTGTGCAATAAAATACTCCTTGTCACCAAATTCCGCATGGAAAAGTCCGTTTACAGGCTGTTCTATAGTGTGTAATGTTCTCCATCCAAGTCTCTTTTCAGGCATACCGCCGGTATCACTTATAAGGTTAGGTGCATAAGGACTTCTGCTGTCATCAACAAGTGATGGGTCAACACTGAAATCAACTCCTCTGAACTTTCCGTATACAGAAGTTTTCTTCGGAACAGAGCCTCTGTTTGTATTTGTCGTAAAGCCCATATTTTATCACCTCTTACAATTTAATTCCGCCATACACCTTGATTTTCGGATACTGATTTCTTTTGGCAATAATCATATCAATAAGGCCGTTATATCTTGCCATGTATGTGCTGTAAAGCTCAGGCTCATCATTAATACAAAGTCCTGCACAAATACCATAAACAAGAGCTTCCTGTGCTTCTTCGTTTATTTCAGGCTTTTCAGTAAGTGATGTTGCCTCTGTAATCCGCTTCGGATATGCATTATATTTCATAATGTAGTCTCCGTCTTCAACAGTTATTGTTCTGTCTCCGTTATCCTCAAATGATATCTTTCTATCATCTTCATCAATCAGATGTATAACCTCATAGCAGTCATCAGAAAGTGTTATTTTTCCTCCTGTACACTCTATCATCTTCCTTCTTACAATAGGGCTCACAAATACCGCAAGCTCCCTTTGGCAGCTGTCAGCACACTCATAAATCTTGTTGTTATAATCCGTCATATTGGTCTGCAGTATGGTGCTTTCAGCTTCATCCAATGCCACTATAACCTTTTTAAAAATGTCCTCCCAAGTCATTATTATATCTCCTCCTACCTTGCACTTGCGTATCACGAGCAAGCAAATGTCATTTGCAAGCCGAGTGCTTCAGCACATTCGTGCGAGAGCAAGTGCCAGTGCTCCGCCAGGAACACATCTAAAAAATTTATAAAAATAGGACGGATGATTAATCCGCCCTTTTCTTTTTGTATTAATTTTATGGAAGCTCTACTGCTGCCACCTTAACTGATGTACTGCCGTTAATGATAAGCTTGCCTTTGTTGTCGCCATAAACATTTACAAACTTACCGCTTTCTACAACAATACATTTCTTATCACCTGAAGCAAGTGTAATCTCAAGGTCCTCTGTACCCTGAAGGCCATTACCTGCCAAAATCTTTGCCTTTACTGCAGCTTCAGCTGTTGATTCAAGAATTAAAAGAATTTTACCGTCTTCTTTTCCGGTATAGTCCACTGTGCAGCCATCTGTTGCACTTGTCATTGCAGTTGCCGCAGGAAGCGCACCGGCTTCATTAAATTTAAGTTTTGTATTTGTAATTGCTACCTGAGCCATAAATTTTACCTCCTTATACCTTTCTCCTGCATAGTGCGAGCGAGCTTTGCAAGCCGAGCACTTCAGAGCCACGCTCGATAGCAGGTGTTAAATCATATTATCAAGCCTTATGTGCTTTAATTACATAGCACTCTTTAGGTCTAACCATTTTACCGCCATATGTATCAAGACCTTTAATTGCATCACTGAAAAGGCCTTCCGGTCTGTATGCTTCTGTCTTATTGATACCATTACAGAATGCATATGCTTTACTTGTCTTGACAACAATATAATCATCTGTACCATCATTATGGATAAATGAACTGATTTTTACTTTTGCATTGTTGTATAAGCCAACAACACCTTTGGCAATAAGGTTGTCATTATCTGTTTTAATTTCAATAAGTCTGTTTTTGAAAAGGTTATAGAACCATGGTGTTACATAAATTGTAACTTTGTCCTTATTTGAAACTCCGTTTTTCCAGAGATATTCAAATGCACCGTCAACTGCTTTAACTGCTGCTTTTTCATCAGCAATTGCTGTTGATGCACTCTTTCCGCCAGTTTCTTTTGCAATCTGCCTTCCGATAAATTTATCCTCTTCTTCTGCAAGACCTCTTGTACTTTCTTCCATAAGTGCCGGCATAAGGCCCTCTTTTGCCTGTGCTTCATCAACGTCATCAACCTGGAAATTAAAATATTTAGCCTGGTCAATTGTAAGTGTTACAGAACTATCAGGTACATTTTCAGGTGCACCAATATCATTGCCTGTGTAATCACCAATTGTAGGTCTGCCTACACCAAGAATTTTTACAGTTTTTCCCTTGCCCACTTCACCTTCATATTTGTAGTCACAATCCTCTTTAAATACTGTAAATTTCTTTAATTCATGTTCAATATACTTGCTCCAAATTGTTGGTTTAAAATTTGCGTAACTCATTATTATTTCGCCTCCTTAACATATCACTTGCGTAGCAGGAACAGTTCTTTGTCAGCATTCCCTTCGGGAACCATTCCTTCGGAATGTCAGGCTTTCTTGCCTGTGCTTTTCTGTGACTGCTTTAGCACCTTTGGTGCGAGAGCAAGTGCACGTGCTCTTCAGAGCACATATAAATCATCATTTCAACTTCGTCATACTTCTTATTGCTTTTTCCAATACCTTAGGGTCATCCAGTTCCGAATTAAGTTTATCCAATTCATCACTTGTATAGAAGTCCCTCTCAACTCTGGTCTGAGCATTGACTCTTCCCATAACCGGCGGTGGGATAATCTTTTCAGAATCTCTCTTGCTCTTTATGACACTATACGCAACCTCCGTGCTTATTCCATTTGCCCTGAGCTTAAAAAATTCTTCTCCCAACTCTCCGAGACTCTTTATTTTAGGGTCGTATTTCTGAATAGTTTTAAGATCTTCATCAAAAACTCTCTGTGCTTCCCTCTGTCTGAATGCAGCATTTTCTTCTCTGAGTCTCTGTATATCTGCATCCTCTTTTGCCTTTGCCTCTCTTGCGCTGCGTATTTCCTCAATGGTTCTTCCGCTTGTGTGCGCTTCAATGGCATCGGCTATATCATCAGCAGTGTTTCCTTTGAATCCGAATGTTTCAATGGCTTTTGAAAGTCTCTCATTCTGCATTTTTAAACTTTCTTCATTGCGGGTTCTTTCTTCAATCTCCCTTCTCATTCTCGCAAATGCTCTGTCGGCATTTTCATTCCGAAAACTGCTTTGCAGCCCTTGTTCGCCGGGTGCTTTATCCGGATTATGTTTTGTATCCAACTCATCTGCATTAATTTCGGATTCTCTTTCTTCTATGCCAGGTTCAGCGACTTCCTGGTTTTCTCCGCTTTCGACTGTTTCAGGTTCGGCGAGCTCCTGACCTTCTCCGCCTAAATAAATGTTTTCGTCCATATGTTATACACCACCTAAATATTAATTATATCTTTCTGTCCTATACCGCTTCCGTTATAGTTATTAATGTTTTCAAGAATACCCTCTGTTCTTTTATCCCTGATTTTTTCTTTCCTTGTTCTGATTTTAGGTTTAACAGAAGTTATTTCTATTTCCTTACCCTCTTTGCATTTCTGTCCGTCTGCAAAGCCTCTGCGGTAAACTTCGATAAAACAAAGACCGCAAAGCATTATCATCAATACCATCACTGCTGTGCCTATCATCGCATACCACCTAACCTTTCAGTTGCATCTTTAAGCAAACCGCTTGTTTGTCCAAGCTTATTTCTCAGCATTTCTTTTTCTCTTTCTCCATTCTGCAATTTTCCTGTCGCATCCTTAAGTAACGATGTAACCTGTTCCAGCTGTGCCTGACACTGTTGGTTTTCATTTTTAAGCTGTTCCATTTCTGCCTTAATCTGCTGCATCATTTTCTGCTGTTCTGCTCTTTTATCAATTATTTCCTGCAGCTTATGTTTCGGTGCAGCACCGCCTTCAGGAAGTGCCGAAACCATTTCTTCAAAAGAAATTGCCTGTGCCTGCCAGTAATTTGTTAAACTCTGCTCTTCAGCATAAATACTGAATGGATTTGACTTGCTTACATCTATTTTTACATCAACCTTCAAATCCCGCAGCGCTTCGGCTTTTATCTCTTTTGTTACAGTTTCCTTGTTTAAAGGATCTTCGCTTTCAACCTCAACCTTAATACCGTCCTGCTCATAGCAAACCCAAAGTTCAAACCACAAATATGCCAGGTCTTCCACAAACTGACTGTATCTTGCAACCTGTTCATTAAGCGGAAGTGCCGCCTGGTCTCTTACTGCCATAATAGCTGTGCCGCTTGCCTGTGTCGGGTCTACTGTTCCCGTTGCACTGTCACCTGCTCCTGCAAGTTCTCTGCTTAATGTCAGAATCTCATCACTTAAATTCTTTGCATCAGGACTTATCTGTGCTGCATTAACATAGCTTACAAGCTGATTTACAGCCTGTGCATTGCCGTTATTAATCGCAATCTTTCCTCCTACAGAATCAAGCTCATCAGGATTGCTTACAAGGTTTTCAGCATATGCAAGCATTGGATATGCAGTGTTTTTAACTGCTATTGCCCTTCTTGCAAGAGTCTTGTTAATCTCAATCTGATTCGGAATAAGGGCTTCAACTTCACCATTTCCTCTTCCGCTGCCTTTCTTATCCTCCCAAATGAAATTCACAATAGGATAGCTTCTTACTCCAATATCTGTAATATCTCCATCTTTAACACACTTAAGTACTTTTTCAGGCCCATATATTACATTTTTTGTACTTCTTGACATATATACAATTCCATTCTTTTTGGTCATGTATAAAAGGCTTATGCACTTGCCGTCTTTTTCCGAATAGTCAACCTCCATCTTGTCTCCAAGCATATCGGTTCTTTCTTCATCAGAGACAATAAGTTCTATCTGCTCTTTCGGTATTCCATTTGCTTCTGCCTCTGCTTTTATATCCGAAACAAATCTTCTCTCTCTGATAATGATGTATTTCTGAGTCTGTATATCACTGCTCTGTTCATCAGCCAGGAATATGTTCACATTATCAATAATCTGGCTTTGGCTTATATCCGAACCCTCACCAAAATATAAATAAGAGTCTCCCTGTATCGCAGCATCTTTTATTACCTTCCAGCTCATAGAATCCATCTTGCTCTTTTCCCATTTTTTTGCAAAATGTTTGCTTAAAAGAGAGCATATGGCACCGGCTTCAGGCCCATTATCATTAAGCGGACTATAAACTGCTGTCATTCCATTGTGCGCCACCGTAGACACTTTGTACTTAACAACACTCTTTATAAAATTTTCATTAGGCAACTCTTCTCCGCCGCTTTTAAGGCCATACCATTGGTCACCGCTATAAAATCTATGTGCTTTTTCGGTCCTGTCATTAAGCCTTATTTTATGCAGATAATCCTTGCCCTTTTCATACTTCTGCCATATTTCAGTTCTTTCTTCAGCATCATTCATATAGCCCAATTTATATCACCGTCCTCTTACCCTTAAGCGGATTTGCTTTAGGTTTTTCAAACTCAAAATTATAGTGTTTCTCCTGTTTCTTCTCCCTTGGTTTCTTTGCAAACACAAGGCTGTATCTCGTTGCATCTATACTGTGGTTATTTTTATCAGGAAATCTTGGTATAAATCCGTCATTTCCATCACTTTCAAGCTCATACTCATAAAACTCTTTTGCTGTTTCAGGGCACCTTACAGGGTCAATTACAATTTCTTCCATATCCTGAAGCATCTTAATTCCGTGCTCGATACTGTCAGGGCCTTTCTTTGCTCCTATTGCTTTTATTCCATATTCGCAAAGCTCTGCTATGCTCTTTGGCTCCGCACTGTCACACACAACCAAACCATTGTTTTTATTTTCGTTTTTTATTCCCTCTGCAAGTTTTCTGTTACTCATGCCCGAATTATGTATTTCATAGAATATATAAAGCCGTCTTCTTGTCACATCATAATGATTTACTGTGTAGTGTGCCGGATCTGATGCATATCCAAAGTCAAGACCTCTGTTTATGTTGTCAAATTCTCTTATTTCTTCATCACTTATCTGTCTTAAACTTATGTTTGTAAAGACCTCTCCGCCAGTTCCTGTTACTTCACCAAGATATTCGTGATGGTAGCTTTCAGGCTTTGTTTCTTTAAGGTGCTCTGCTTCTATCAAAAACTGCTCACCCAGCCATTCTTTTGGAACATCAAGATAGCAGCTGTGATGAACTTTTTTGTCCGGTCTCACATCCAGCTTCTCACTGTTTACCCAGTTT